CGTATGGGGGTAGAGTGGAGCAGTGTCTTATGGAAAGAGGAAAAATGGAGTGCTAATGAGATTGCTAAGCTACTGCAGTATGTCAATTCCCATGATGTGACTTATCTCCCGGAAGAACGCAGGGAAGAAATCAGGGAAATGCTCGGAGACAGGGTGGACTGGACATTACGTAATTGTATAAATCGGGACAAGAAATGTAAGAATGCAGTAGATCAGGCAATCAATGACCTTGCCTATTATAATACAAAAACATCTGTTGATTATAGTCTGCTTGCCTGTGAATATCTTATAACATGCAAAGGATATGGGAAGAAGCGTCTTAATAGGGTGATAGGCTGTGTACGTTATGCGGATATGCAGGAAGCACAGATTGTAATGTGGTTGAGACAGGATTTATATGAGAATAAGGGCATCTGGATAGAATTGGATGGAGATACACCGGAAGACCCTGCGAATATGGAAAGTGCAAGGATAATATAGTTAATTGCCCCTATGGCAGCAGGAGAGATGACTATGGATGATAAGTGGAAAGTTTTGGCAGTAGTGCTGATATGGTTGATATTGATGGTATTAGAATCCAGAAGCGATAGCGAATATTAGGAGGGAGAAAATGAGCGAATTGGCAAAAGAGTTGGCAACAATGCTACTTGTCCGGAATAAGGACGGAGACTTTGTAGAATACAAAGAACCCTTCGCAACAATCGAATGCGAGACGGAAGATGATTTAAAACAGATACAGGAGGCAATGAGGCAATATAAAGGTTGGATTCCAATAGAAGAATCCATTCCGGATCCAGATGAGCACATTCTGGTATCATTTGAGAACTTCAGCATACCGATGATCGGAAGGTATACGGTTGACGATGATG